ATCGATATACTTTTGAAAGTCATTTTCGTATAGTTGATGCAAGGAACTATACTCAGAATAGTCTAGTTTCTTCTCACCCAGTTCTACGTGTGCGATATAATCAAGTCTGTAACTCTCCTGCATCTTATAAGAGAACTTCCTATACAGCTGCAAGTAATCAAGTACAGTTACACCTACAGGGGTATAGATTGTATATTCTCTACCTTGTACGAACAGTTTACGATTTTCAAGAATACTCCAGGGGGATAGTTTCTGGGCTTGATCTTCGCCTAGGATTCTTTTGATCCTGTTAACCATGTAAGGAATATCGAAGAATTCTACGTTCCAACCAGTTACAATATCAGGTTGAAACTTATTCCACGTCTCAATAAATTTAAAGAGTAGGTGATGTTCAGATTCACAGTGATAGTAAGTAACGCGCTTATCTGTAACGTTATATGGTTTCAAGCCCATAACGATAATCTCATCGTTCTTACGGAGAGTAATAGCAGTTACAAATCTATCAGCAGTCTCGATATTTGGAAATCCACCTTGCGAATCAACCTCGATATCGATAGTCACTACAGATACGATATTCTTATCAAACGTAATATCTTCAGAGTATTCATCATTGATGAATGCGTACTGAAAGTTAGTTAGTCCGTAGAATTGAAAACCACTAACATCCCTATAACGCTTAATGAATTGATTGCATTCAGACATTGAATCGAAGTCAATACGATCTACTATCTTACCATCAAGAGTGCGATAGTCGCTTTGTTTAGTCTTTGACGTCACAAATAGGTAGGGTTCATACTTTACCTTTCTAGTAATCTTCTGGCCATTCTCGTACCCTCGTACAAGAATATGATCGAAATGCCTAGCTACGTTAGTATAGAATCTCATTAAACCCTCCATTTATAGTACATTATATAACACATAGCAAAAAATATCAATAAAAAAAGAGGGGCTTTCGCCCCTCTTATCAGCACTTACTCATATAGAGCAAGTTCATATTAAGTGTACCAAGGTGTCGCATTCTATCTTCTGATTCCTTAACTGTGTTAGCTGAATCAATAAAACGCTCATACCCGGCTCTGGCTTCGAAAAAGCCTCTTATCTTATTAATTATAGTAGACATCTTAGCCCTTAAGAACCTGCTTTTCGCTCTTTGGTTCAGCAGAGTCCTTAATATCTACCTTACGTGGCTTCTTATGATCTGGGATAATATTTTCGAGCCAGATCTTTAGAATGCCATTAACCATCTCTGCACCCTCTACTTCAATAGTATCAGCAAGAGTGAAAGCACGCTGGAATGAACGATTAGCAATACCCTTGTATAGAATATTGGCTAGGTTCTTTTCGTCACTATCAAGCTTACCAGAGACGACTAGCTTGCCATCAACAAGTTCAATCTCAATATTCTGCTTGCCGAAACCAGCAACAGCCATTTCGATTACGTACTTGTTTTCGTCTACTTTTACAATGTCGTATGGGGGATAGTTAGCTACTTTTAGAGTATTATTAGCAATATCTGAAAAGCGCTTGAATGTATCTTCGAACCCAACAGCAAACGGGGTCCAATTAGGTAGTAATTGAGTCATGTTAGCCTCCTTAAAGCAAGGTTAATATTACAAGCCCATTATGGCGCTTGCATAGTATTTATATATTAACCTTGCTTTTGAGGCAACTTACTTTTTGGGCTTCTTGCATAGTATTTATATATTAACCTTGCTTTTGAGGCAACTTACTTTTTGGGCTTGCGACCTTTGACAGCAGCCTTTGCCTTTTCTTCAGCAACTGCTACTTTCTTCTTGGCTTCTTGCTTCACTTCAGCAACCTTAGTCTCTACTGCAGCAGCAGCTTCTTTAACTTCCTGCTTTGCAATAACTACAACTTCTTGTGCAGCCTGCTCGACCTTCTTGGCAGTCTCAACTAGATCCTTCTCTAGTTCATCAACTACCTTCTTTGCAGAGTCTACAGAATTCTTGTTTTTCTTGGCATACCAGTAAACACCATAGCACGCCGCAGCCAAAACCGCTAGTGTAATTAAAACATCCATTTTATTTCTCCTTTGGAAAAAGAACCCTTTTCAATTCAGGCTCTCTATAGTTAGGACCCTTCATAACCTTACCATAAGAGTTTTTAATGGCTTTGCCATCAGGTCCGAGTTTTGTCATATTTGAGGAATGAACCTCGTCAAAGCAGGCATCTAGTTTAACTCCAAATGTATGCCCTGCTCCATATACTACATATAGCAAATCTGTTAACGCGTCTGCTACTTCTACAATATCATTATATGCAATTGCTTCTTCAAGCTCTTGCAGCTCTTCTCTAATAAGTTTTACTCTAAGAAACGTAACGTCTGGGTCAAGCGGAAATTTAGGGCTAGTCTCAATGTCCTGATCACATGCTTCCATAAAATCACGGACTTTATCAAAGTTGGTTTTCATTTTAATTCCTTACATTGCGACCAATATTATACTTAGGTACTAGCTGCCAATCAGCTTTTTCTTTATATGAAAGTACTTTAATTTGACTTAGAGGTGCGATAGGCTCTACAGTTATTTGAGGTTCCATAATCTTAATAAGACCCCATTCCTGCAGAAGATTAGCAATAGTATTTCGCCTTGCTAAATCCTTCTCATCGAAGTCAGCAGGGCGACCATCAAGTTTAAATAGTTCTTTAAAATGTACAAGGTAGTATTTACCTTGCTTGTGAAGAATATGGCAAGATTGAAAAACTACTTTTTCTTTCTTAGAAGCTACACCAATTCTAGTAAGAGTTTCTTTTACCTTAAGAAAATCTTCGTTATTTTTTAGTGTTATCTCAACAAGCCCGTCAACTTTAGCATTCATCTATCCACCCTTTTGCAATCTCTGTTTTATTATGTTTATTTGAGATTTAGATAGAATTGATAGAGCTTGTTTTGCTTTCTTATTACTGTAGCCATAATACTGCTTAACAATTTCTAAATTCTCATCATCCACTCTCTTCACCCATTTCGCATAACGCTTCATTGGACGAATACTATTTAGATAATATTCAAACTGGAGCTTAGGATCTAGATGATGCAGCCTATTCATCTCATTTGCATAGAACAAACAATCAGGATATAGAGTTAGTGCCTTATTAACAATATAAGGTGCATAGTCTTTTTGAGATTGTTCGGGTTCTTCGTTGAATAGATTCTTCTTATTATATGATATTGAATTAACAAAGTCAAACGGAGTCATTACTTGAACTCCGCTTCACTCATAATCTCGATCAGGCAAGCCATAATATTAATTTCCTGATCTGCAACAAAAGCATTCTTATACTGATAGTCAGCAAGTGTTACGATTAATTGCGGAAGTGATTGAGGTCTAACAGCCTCACTTGCATTGTCGTAAATAGCTCTAAAGAACGTACTTGCGTCAATATCACTATTTTCGTTAACCCATGACCTCACTTCCTTGAAGTTCTTACTCTTCATGGAAGTGAATAAAGACTTGATATTACTATCGAATCGATTAGCTAAAATACCCGAATCAATTTTACCTACAGCACTATAGCGCTGCAGTTCATTAAGTACTCGCCTGAAGTCCGGGAAGTGCTTAGTTACAACTTCTGCAACTACCTTTTCTTCATACTCAACATTTTCAGACTTAAGTACATTACACACCCGCTTAAAAAAGCATGCTGCAATTTTCGGCTTCTCTTCCTTAGTAATCTTAAACTCAACAACCGAACACCTAGAATGTAGAGGTTCAATAATTCGATTCTTGAAATTACAAGTAAGAATAAAACCACAATTCTTACTAAACTCTTCCATAAAGTTACGGAGAGCAGGTTGAGTTGAATTTGCGTTTAGATAATCAGCCTCGTCAAGAATAACATACTTACGAGAATTAGTAAACGAGACAGTAGAAGCAAAATTCTTAATATCAGTTCTTAGTGTATCAATATTACCATTCATAGAACCGTTAATGATAATATAATCACATCCAATTTCCTCAAGCATAGCTCGAGCAACGGACGTTTTACCAGTACCTGCTGTACCACAGAGTAGTAGATTAGGTACTTCTTTATTATCTACAAATTGTTGGAATGCTTTCTTAAGATTGCTGGGTATAACACAATCTTGTACAGTCTTAGGCCTATACTTCTCTACCCATAGAAACTCTTTCACTTTTCACCTCATCATAATATAAAAAATGGCGGAAAGGGTGAGATTCGAACTCACGGATCCTTGCGGATCGCCGGTTTTCAAGACCGGTGCCTTAAACCACTCGGCCACCTTTCCAATGGTGCCCGCAGAGAGATTTGAACTCCCGGCCTATCGCTTACAAGGCGATTGCACTACCACTGTGCTATACGGGCGATGCTTCCTGATGGTTCTGACCCACCGACCTGAGCGTTATCAACACCCTGCTCTACCAGCTGAGCTAAGGAAGCAAGCATTTGGCTTGGGCTAACTGCACATCTACGACGAACAGTTTAATCTCTTACCGTACCCCCAAGCAGCACGATCGTATTACTACCACTAGCAAGCCTTGCGGCTTGAGCCTTGAATCCAGGGTAGAAACCAGACTCAGACTTACCTCCCTATCAGGAGGATTTTGGCTGGCCAGGCAGGGCTCGAACCTGCGACCCGGTGATTAACAGTCACCTGCTCTGCCGACTGAGCTACTGACCAATTTTACTTAATTTAGGCAGCCGTAGTCATGCCGAGGGTCTCAGCACCAAGCATAGCGAAGGCAGCAGCTACCATAGAACGAGTAGGAGTACCGAGGCGATACTTATTCGTGGTTTCACCCTTTGAATTTACGCGACGATTCAGATAAATCGCATAGCCTTGCTCACGAAGAGCACGAACAAGACCACGACCGCTAGCAACAGAATAGCGAGCTTCGATCTGACGAGCAGTAAGTTCTTCACCAGAGCGAAGAGCGTTAAGTAGACGAGTAGATGCAGTCATAATATATTTCCTTTCTAGGTTCACAGCACATACGCTGTATTGTCAATATCGTGTATAGTGAGAAAAAGATCAAGACGCTTTAGACGCAATCCAATATGTAATGTCGGATGCCTTAAACCTTACGAATGGATTCTCGGATACCGTCACTACATAATCTCTATTAAGAAGCTTAAAGTGCTCTAGCTTAAAAGAGATCTTAAAGGAGTTGGACGTTTCTCCTACCTTAATCTGATAATTATCAGAAGTGGAGTTTGCTTCATTACTAGCATAGATGAGAATATCATCCTCACCTTCTTCGGACTTGATAGTGATATCTGATAGTTCTAGAATACTAGCTACCTTAATGACGTTACTTAGTACGTTATATTCTAGCATGAACTCAGCAAGCACATCATCTACAGGAAGTTCCTTATAGGGGGATGCTTTAATCATCGATAGTTCTGCGTAAGTATAATTGATCTTACTGTTATTTGTCTTAATGACTAGTTGCTTATCACCAAGTTCAATATCGCAGTTCGGCATCGCCGATAAAGCTCCAATGAACTTGCTGAGTTCGTAGATAGCAAAGTCACGAGGAATTTCTTCCTCGATATTTGCCAGTGCTAGCATAGTATGGTCCTTATCAATCGTAGAAATTACATTCCCGGGCTTAAATGCCATGGAAGGATTGATATTGTTGAAGCTCTTTAGAATTTCAAGAGTCTTCTGACTTAACTTCATTACTTCTTACTCCCAAGCTTAGCTGCATCTGCAGTTGCTGAGGCTCCGATACTAGCCAGGTCAGCTAGCGATCCGCCGAAGATCATCATACCGACATGTTGGGTTTGCATCCAGGGGCAAAGCCAAATTTTACCGCCGGCCCTTCTAAGGTGTTGACAAAACATGTAATCTTCGGAAAGATAGCGCTTGGAATCAGGGTCGATAATACAGTCAAAATAGGCCATAATCTCCCTAGACCCGTCAAAGTGCTGAGTACGAATATGATCCGGCCTGTATTTCTGCTCGGGATACTTTTCTTCATAAAGTTCGAACGCACGACGACGAATCATCATAAAGCCCGTTCCTAACTCGAGCACTTCTGCAGGCTCACCAATAGGAATAGCACCGTTACCTGATACGGGATTGAATACGTAATCACCAACATACTTGTCTAGTACGTTAGGATCTTCATCCGCCATACCTTTATCAACAGCCTGTTTTACCTTCTCCCATGAGATACACTTCTTAGGATAAGGCCCGCCAATTACATCATATGGTGAATCATCTGACTGCAGAGCCATAAGAGTGATGATATCATTAGGATTAAATCCAATATCACTATCGATAAACATCATATGTGTACAATCACTACGGAGGAATTCATCGCAGCAATAGTTTCTCGCACGTGTGATAAGAGATTCATTGAATAAGAAGTAGTGTCTTAGTTCAATACCGTACTTAACACAGAGCCCGGTTAGATCAGCAATAGATCTGGTAAACATACCAGCACACTGACCGCCATACATTGGAGTAGCTACGAATAGCTTACGCTTACGTAATTCCTCAAGACTAATTTTAATTTCCATTACAACCTCACTTGGTGTTTATAGCAACATATTATATAGTGATATGACACCTGGTTTTGATTTTTAATTTACGAATACCTAAAAATGAGTTGCAGTTAATTGATATACAGTATAATATGTAACTTATGAATAAGCGCCTTGCTCGTGCTCGTGAAGAGCATCATAAATTCCTGACGAAGATGGGTGTTAATCCCGATCAGCTTAAAGAGAGGAAGAAAATGGGTAATTACTATGGTTCTCGTCGTAAGCCTTCGAAGGTAGTTGATGAGAAGGTATGGCTAGAGGATTTTTCTGCATATCAGAATACTGGCAAGGTTAAGGGTATTCTAGCTAATCTTCATAATGAACCTGAGCATGTGCAGCGTAAAGTACGCGAATTGCAATCTCGAGTTATGCCGCTCTTTAATAAGGGTGGTCTGCAGTTAGCTTCCAAGAACGAAGACCTATCTACTGTAGGTGCACGTTCACGTAGGGGGTAAAGAATTCTGCCCGTAGCTCAGCTGGATAGAGCAACGGACTTCTAATCCGTAGGTCGGGGGTTCGAATCCCTCCGGGCAGGCCAATTCTATAAATATGAAAATGCAAATAGAAGAGTCAGTAATGTTTACCGAAGCCTTTGATAAGGCTTTTTGGGAATGGTTTGATAACATGCCAGAAAGAGAACGTAAAGTCTTTTTGTATTATAAAGAAGACGCTGCTAGACTTTACTTTCTAAATAAATATTATAGTAAACGTCATGCGGTAAAAGCAAATGAGAATAGCGGCTATCTTATTATTCGCACTTAGTTTAACAGGTTGTGCTGTTAATACGTATTCTTATACGCCGCCGACTAAGGTATATTATTACGATACAAGACCGGTGTATGTACCTCCACCACCAGTATATTATGCTCCACCTCCTGTATATTATTACAGGCCTTATCCTTATTATCGTAGCTATCGATATTATAGGTAATAAATAAACGTCTTAACCTGTAAGAGAGTTTAGATGAAATGATTAAGGCTGGCGGTCGACATTTAATTGTCGATTACTGGGGGGTAGATCCTTCCAAACTTATTTCCTGCGAAGATGTAGATAGAGTCTTTCGCGAGAGTGCAACAAGTGCCGGCGCTACTGTATTAAGTAGTCATTTTCATCATTTCGGAGATGGGTGTGGAATTACAGGAGTTGTAATTCTATCCGAAAGTCATATGTCCATCCATACCTGGCCTGAGAAAAACTATTGTGCAATTGACGTATTCATGTGTGGTACTTGTGATCCACGTGATACGTTAAAAGCGCTTGATTTGTTTTTCGAAAGTAGCTATTCAAAAGTAGATTTCATAGAAAGAGGTGAACAGTAAATGGAACAGATTCGTTCATGGGGATACCATCTAATGCTAGACTGCAAGGCATGTGATATTCCCTCAATCATGGATTATGATAACGTCTATAAGTTTGCCAAGCAGCTTGTAGAAGATATCGAAATGGTTGCTTTGAGACATCTAATATCTGCGCTCACTTCTGCAACGAAGATGGTAATACTTATATTGATGTTTTTTCTTGCAAGGACTTCAGCATCGATAAGGTTGTAGGTCTTGTAGAAAAGTTCTTCAAGCCAGCTCGTATTAGAACTACGTTCGTATATCGAGACGCTAACGACGAATAATATGAACATTTTCTATTTTTCTAACGACCCGAAGATATGTGCTCAATGGCACATAGACAAGCATGTCGTTAAGATGATAGTTGAATATGCGCAGTTAATGTCTACCGCGCATCGTATTTTAGACGGACAGCAATATCAAGGTAAGACCAGGTTGGATAGAAATATTCAACGCTGGTTACTACCTGATGAGCGCGAGGATAAGGTATATAAAGCCTCCCACGTTAAGCACCCGTCTGGACTATGGCTTAGACAGTCTAACAATAATTATAATTGGTTGTACTGTCTATTTTGCGAACTAGCAGATGAGTATCAATATAGATATGGTAGAGTTCACAAAACTTATGATGAACTCAAAGGTGTCTTAAAAACACCACCTAACAATATTGATGTTGGATATTTTACGCAACCTCCACCTGCTATGCCTGATGAATACAAAGTCTCTGCTGACTCAAAGGTATGCTACAAGGCGTATTATAACGGCGCTAAGCGTAGTTTTGCTAAGTGGACTAAGCGTGAAGTACCTGAATGGTTTAATAAGGAGATCGCATAATGGCTGCTAGAACTGGTTTGAAAAAGTATGGTAAAGGTCGCCGCAAGATCGGCAGTAAGAAGCGTAAAAACAGAGCAATGAATAGGAAGCACTAAATGCAAGTAAAGATGTACACTAAGGATAATTGTCCTTATTGTGTAAAGGCAAAAGCATATTTTGCCAAGAAGAATATAACAGTACAAGAAGTCAAGGTAGGAACTGACATTGCTCGTGATGATTTTATTACTTTGACTGGCATGAAGACAGTTCCTGCCATTTATCTTGAAAATAAGCTGATAGGTGGCTATACTGATCTTATTGAATATGTAACGGATAATCCAGGAGTAATTTAATGGCTGTAAGTGATGTCTTGCTAGAAGAATATCTTGGCGGTATTGCCATGGTAACCTTCGTTAAGAAGACAACAGGCGATGTTCGAGTTATGCCATGCACTAAGAATCTAGCTCTTATTCCAGAAGAGTTACATCCTAGTGGTACGGATACACGAAACCTAAACCCTGATATTATTAGAGTTTTTAGCCTAGATAGAAATGAGTGGAGGTCTTTCTATAAGAGCTCTATCATTAATATTGAAAAGCAACCCGATACAAATGAGCAGGTGAATAATAATGAAGCTAACAATTCTGGACGATCAAACTGATATTGCTGCTAATGCAAAAGGTGGCACTGAGATCATGCGAGATGGTCTCTTCAGTAGAGTAGATAAGGATCTACTCGATAAATTTCAAATTATCTGCTCTAGACCGAACGTTCTTGATCCAGATAAGATCAAAATTCTCTGGTGTCATGATCTAGCAGAAGACCCTGCAGTGAGTAGGCTTTCTGAATCTGGTTATCGCGATCAATTTGACCTATTCGTGTTTGTATCGAACTGGCAAATGGAAAAGTACAAGAACACGCTCGGTATTCCTTATAGTAAGTCCATTGTACTGGAGAATGCTATTGTACCTATTGATAATTGCAATGATAAGAGTAAGGATGTAATTAAGATCATCTACACTCCTACCCCTCATCGCGGTCTAGAATTGTTAGTACCTGTATTTGAGAAGCTTTGTGAGAAGTTCGATAATATCGAGTTGGATGTATTCTCAAGCTTTAAGTTATATGGATGGGAAGAGCGTGACGAACCTTATAAGGCAGTATTTGAACGCTGTGTAGCGCATCCTAAAATTAACTATCACGGTTCGGTTACTAATGATGAGATCCGTGAAGCTCTAAGTAAAGCCCATATCTTTGCCTATCCTTCTATCTGGCCTGAAACGTCTTGCTTATGTCTTATCGAAGCCATGAGTGCTCGTTGCCTAGCTGTCCATCCTAATTTTGCTGCTTTGCCAGAAACATCTGGTGGATTAACCATGCAATATCAGTGGTGTGAAGATCCTACTCAGCATGCTAATCGCTTTGCTGGTAATCTAATTACTGCTATTCAGATGGTTCAGCAACCTCAAGTAGAGCCTATCTTAGACTTTATTAAGACGTACGCTGACTTTAAGTTTAACTGGGATCGTAGAGCAGCTGTATGGACAAATATTCTTACTTCACTTGTGAGTGAGAAGAATAGATCTTAAGATTTGCTTTTCTCACTCTACACATAATATGTTCGTTATACCAGTCCGGGGATTCTAAACATCCCCGGACAAACTGTTCTTTAGCTTCAAAATAAGCCATTTCAGATTTATTATTACAGAATTTGATAATCTCTCTTTTAAAATTACCTTTACCGAAATGAACAATATCAGCAGAAAGTGCTGGAGAAGAACCGTAATAGTTTCTCCAGTCACTTTCTGCTTTTTTTACTTTACGTCTTGTTTTGTTCTTTTGTTTTACACGTCTGGTATTAGTAAATATCTTTTTACCAATGTATTTTTTACCATTTAATGTATTGGTAATTAAGTATATAAATCCAGCGTATTGAGAGATACAATCTTGTATCTCTTGTTCTGTTAGAGTATTACTATTAAATAGCCAAGGACTGTCTTCAGTTAACATAATATACCCTTTTCGGGTATATATTAGTTAGTCCTCATCGTCATCAAACAATTCATCATCATCTAGACCGTCATCGTCATCGTCATCATCGGCACCGTTATTGATATTCATACCACCACAGAACGGGCAGTAAAATGGCTCTGTTGCCTCGTCACTGTCCTCGATAGTTTCTACGGTAAAAACAGCGCAGCAGTCTTCACACTCGTATTCTTTATTCATTTGTTAGTTCCTCTACTTCTATATTTGAAGCTTTTAGGAAATTTTTGCCTTCCTCGCTTCTGTAGTTAGTTTTATAGTACACATAATTTATACCTGATTGATATATCAGTTTTGCACATTCAATACAAGGCGCATGCGTAACAAACAACGAAGCACCCTCACCACTCTCAGATGATCTAGCTAATTTAGCTATCGCGTTCATCTCGGCGTGAATGACTTCTTTGCGAGTAGTCAGCTTACCGTCTTCGTCTACTGATTCGCAATTATTATCCCACCCAGTTGGTGTACCATTATAGCCAATAGAGATTACTCTGTTATCTTTGACGATAACAGCGCCAACTTGTAGTCTCTTGGCATAGGAAAGACGGCTGACTGACTCAGCCATCTCCATATAAAGTTTCTTAAACTTAAACTTCATTAAGCTGCCCAGACAAAGCACCCTTGGCGTAGTCTGTAGACTTATTCTCAAAGAAGTTAGTATGAGTCGGAGCGTTTAACATTTCTTCAACCCAAGGTAGCGGATTTTTCTTTGCCTTGAAAATGCCTTTCATACCCATTGCGATCAAACGACGATCGCAGATATAACGAATATACTTCTTAACCTCATCAGCGGTAAGGTCTCTCATTTCACCCATTGAGAATGCAAGGTCAATGAACTTATCTTCTAGTTCTACCATCTTAGTAGCAATGGTATAGATCTCACCTTTAAGCTTATCATTCCAAATATGCTTATTCTCTTCGATAAAGGTTCGGAAGAGCTTAATCATATTTTCGCAGTGCATAGTCTCATCTACAATAGACCAAGTAATAATCTGACCCATCGACTTCATGAGACCGTGTCGAGGAAAATTCAGAAGCATGATAAACGATGAGAATAGCTGCATACCTTCAGTAAAAGCTGAGAAAGCAGCAATCTGCTGAGCTACACTTTGCTCATCCTGCGCAGACATCTCAGCAAAGTATTCATGCTTTTCCTTCATGGCCTCATACTCAAGAAACTGCTGATAAGTCGACTCAGGCATCTCTAGAGTTTCAATCAGATGTGAATAAGCAGCAATATGTAGAGCTTCACGAGCAGCAAACCCTGTAAGCATCATACGTATTTCAGGTTGAGGAAAATATGGTAGATAGTTCTTGATATATCCACCAGCTACGTCAATATCACCCTGAGTGAAGAAGCGTAGAATCTGAGTCAAGAAGTACTTCTCGTTCTCAGTTAACTTAGTATTCCAATCCTTGACATCCTCAATAAAGGGAAGCTCGGTATGCATCCAATGTGCTTGTTCGTGTTGTAGCCAAGCATCATACGCCCACGGATAACGAAAAGGTTTAAAATATGAACGCTCATCAGTTAGTTTTAGTTCTGTTTTCTTTGACATGTAATTACTCCGCTACGAAAATGAAATCCGAGACACTTTGATCTACTTGCTTATAACCTCTAGCAGTTAAAAAGTCAACTAATTGTACAACATCCGTATCTCTACTATGTTCTGCTATAATAACTGGTTTAAATTTTTCTATTGTATTTACTGCACCTTTAATAGCGGGATATTCAAACCCTTCTACGTCAAGAAGAATTAAATCACAAGCATTAAAATTAAAACTGTCTATTGACATTATTGGTATTCTACCATCTATAGTAGGTTGTACTGTATGTGTGCCCGCATTTGATAAGTCGGATCGTTGTATCTGTACGAACTCATTTTTTTCACCTAATGCTGCGTTAAATTTAATAATAGTATCTACTTGACAGTTATTAACAAGACAAAAAAAGTTAAGAGGGTCAGGCTCAAACGTATAAACGAATCTAAAACGATTAGCTAGGAGTCTAGGATACATTCCGAGAGCTCCACCTGCTTGAATTACCGTATCGAAGTTTTTAACGTATTTAAAAAACTTTTCACTGTGTGATGATATCCAGTCATTAATAGGTCCGGTCCATACTCCACCATCAGAACCAGGTTTACCATCCTCACAAATCCAGACCCATCCATCAAGTCCATCTAGAGGATTACTCCTTATATGGACTTGATTGCAGTAATGATTTAAATTGTAAAGCATAATTATCCTTCACATGCCAGGCAAGTCTCTTCAGCAAGAGCACGAATATCAATTTCTTCGATAATTTGTCGTTTAATTAGCTTCGAGACTTTATCGGCTTTCTTGATCTTCTCACTTCTGCAATAGTATAGAGTCTTTAATCCCTTCTTCCAAGCAAGGAAGTGGGCTGCGTGTAAGTACTTAACATCTGCAGTAGGTAGGAAGAATAGATTTAGAGATTGACCTTGATCTATATACTCTTGGCGATCAGCGGCTAGTTCGATCAATATTCGCTGGTCTAGTTCCATAGCAGTTTTAAACACGTTCTTGGTATGTTCGTCAAGAAAGTCTAGTTCCTGCACTGAGCCATCATTTTGCATGATAGTGCTCCATACTTCGGTGATATCAAGATTTAACTCTTCACACTTACTGCGCAGAATAGCATCTAGGAATCGGTTTTTGTTAAGCCCTGCACCCGAAAGCGTGTCTTGACGATAAGCATTAGCACGGAAAGGCTCAATAGAGGGAGAAGTATTACCCATAATGATAGAAGAGCTAGCATTAGGAGCAATGGCAATAAGGTGACTAAACCTAAAGCCGGTACCAGTAGCATCAGGTGCCTCACCCCGTTCTTTCCCGAGTCTAATATTTGCTTCATTCAAGCGCTTCCTTATATGTTTAAACATAACCCGATTAGTAATTACTGCTTCGGTGTCTTCGATAGCAATATTATTCTTCTGAAGATATGCGTGGAAGCCAAGCGCACCTACGCCTATAGAGCGCTCACGAGAAGCAGAATACACCGCTCTATGTACAGTACTAGGTGCATTATCGATAAAGTACTGAAGTACGTTATCAAGCATTTCAGCAACATCTAGTAGGAATAGAGCCTCACCTTTCCACTCATCGAAATATTCTAGATTTACAGATGATAAGCAGCATACAGCTGTTCTATCTTTATCTGTGGGTAGAATAATCTCAGAGCAAAGATTGGACTGACGAACAGAAAGGCCCTTATCTTTGAGCCACTGAGGTAGTTTATTATTACAAGTGTCAATAAACTGTAAGTAAGGCTCACCCGTATGCATGCGAATTTCAATAATCTTCTGCCATAGAGTCTTAGCAGATACAGTCTTACGAACTTCACGTGTATGAGGGTCCTTTAGTTCCCAGGTATCATCAGCATTGGGATCAAGCATGCAACGCTCGATAATTTGCATGAACGAGTCTGGAATGGTAATACCGTGATGTAAATTCTGTGCGCGAATATTAGGATCACCGGTAGGCTTACGAATCTCCAAGAACATCTCGATATCTGGATGATCGATGCTTAGATAAGCAGCATAAGAGCCACGACGAGTAGATCCCTGCTTATAAGCCAAGCAGGATGCATCATAGATCTTTAAGTGAGGTAGAATACCCACAGAGCGATCATCAGCAGAACGAATACCAAACCCTACACCTACTCCACCACCTAGCATAGAAAGCCAGTTAGTTTCAGATAGGGTATCTACTAGACCTTCAGCTGAGTCATCAATCCAGTTTAGAAAGCAAGAGATAGGTAACCCCTTCTTGGTACGTCCGAAAGAGAGAATAGGTGTAGAATACGATAGCCAATGCTTCGAAGCATACTCATATAAGCGTTGAGCATGATCTGGATTACTACTAAAAGCTGTAGAAACAAACGCAAATCTATCCTGCGGTGATGCTTCATCCTCTCTCATATATGATTCACGTAATCTCTTTAATCCTAAATCGTCAAATAATGCGTCACGAGAATAGTCGATCTGAACAGCCATAGTTAGTTCCTTGATTAATTATTGATAGATGTAATAAAGTCAAAATATAGAGCTAGTTGATCCCAAGCGGACTTGGCAACTTCACGGTGCTCTTTTTGTGTACCTTCAGTCATACGTAGCTGGCAATAATGAATCCAGGAACGAATATTACCATTCATATACATTCTAGAGATAGTAAGACCTTCGGGTAGCACAGCACGTGCTTGCTCTTTGGCGATACCATTATCAATAGCCCATTTATATTCACGCTCTACAGCAAATAGAACTCGCTGCTGTGATCTATACCACTCATTCTGAAGTAGATTATCGTCAACTTCTATACTGTTTTGACGATTCTTATTATCTTGTAGTCTTGCTTCACGTGTAACAAACCCCAGATCCTTTGTAGGGTCTGCATATCGTTGAGAAAATTCCTGAAACGAGAATGAACGATGGCGAAGTATTTGACGAGCAATGTCACGTGTAGTCTCAATCTCCATAACAACGTTAGACATTTCAAATACTGACCAATGCGCATGTCTTGCACAGTACTTTAGCAATTTTTCTGACGTAGCAGTATTCATCTGATTCGAAGGATTAGATACGCGTGCTGCATACGCTATAAAATCACTAGCTTTTTCTACTCCTTCTATCAGTGGTGAAGTAATAGCAACAATTTTAGCAGAATTCATTTCACACCTTTTTCCACTGAGTAAACTTTAGCTTTGCTTGCAGGTGAGTATATGTATTAGCACCGATCATTGACATAACGTCATGCTGTGTCATACCACCCATTACCATATCATTGATATCCTTGAATATTAGTGATTCTGGCCAAATTACTACCGAAAAATTTTTTTCGATAGCTTTCTCTACTTTCCTTACAATATCTTTATTTCTAGGTTCGTTATCAAATACAAATACAGCATTGTTATTAAACTTCTCTCCAGTATCTGAACCTGCCATGGCAATTGCGTTGTCTAAGAACAAGGAATCTAAAGGGCCTTCTAGTACATAGAAAGTCTTATCGTAGTTGACAGTATCAAGTCCATATATCTTAGGCTTGGATTCATCCAATACAATAGTTATATACCTTATCTTAGTTTCACTAAGTGCACGTCCTTGATATGCGAACATTTCCTTAGTTTCACTAAGTAAAGGTATTACTAGTCTTGATTCATCCTTGTCTGCATTAAGCTTGTTAGGTATCATGCTATTCGTCCACTCATTAAACTTAGGGGCAAAGAATAGCTTATAATGCATGTTCGACGGTATCTTTCTACCTTCCACATACAGCTTAGCAGGATGATCTATCGGTAGTTGCGATATTCGTTTGAGTTTATTGAGCGGGCTACCGGCTTGCATAAACTTTGGTCTAGTGAAGTTAAATTGTCCTTCGGGTTCGACCTTTCCAAATTTTTCAACTATTAACTCTCTATTATACTGTTCAAATAATTCACTATTTACAACTTTTAGAAAACCGCGTAGCGTCATATTTGCCCCGCAGTTATGGCAATGAATGCGGTAACCTTTACTACTATCAGTAATGAAGTATAGTCTTGCTTTGAATTTATTCGTCTGGCTATCACCGCACAGAGGACAAGAGCAGCGAGCAGTGTTTTGATTCTGCCACTTAAAATTTCTCACATGAGATGAGAATATATTGATATATTTTCTATCTAACCATTCAGTCATACAATACCTCTATTGGTATTATATCTGAATCGAAGTAAATATCAACTAGTTTTTAAGGATATGCGAAATAACCATAGGGATTGCAAATCCTACTATGAATATAGCTCCTGATAGGTACCAGCGCCATTTTTCAAGAGCATCCAGTCTATCGCTGTGCTTCTCGAGTCTTTTTTCTGTTATTGAATGCTTATCTTCAGAATAATCTAATCTGTTCTCTTGAACGGCTAGCATTTGCTTTACGGAAGTAGATAATTCTGTTATCTTATTAAGATTACTATCCATACGCTCAAGAAGGACCATGAATCGCTCATGATCCCTCTCTAGTAAAGTAACCTTAGTCTCAAGACTATTTTCCATCTTTATT